GACGTTGGAAGGCCATTATTGGCGCGAGGGCGCATCGCCAGGCTCAAGGTGGACCGTTGAAAAACTAACGCGCAACGTCCACCGCGTAACGATGATTTGCGATACTCCGCACGCGTTCGAATGGAACGGTTTGCTTAGCAGCGACAGGCACCACGACAACGCCCATAGCGATTGGGATTTAGAGCGGAAGCACTTGGACGAAATTACGCGCCGTAAGGGCGGGGTCATCGACGTAGGCGATTTGGCGTGCGCTATGCAAGGAAAATGGGACCCAAGAGCCGATAAAAGCGCTTGTAGGCCGGAACACCAATGCGGGGATTACCTAGACGCCGTAACGCGTGAAGCAGTAAGGTTTTATGCACCTTACGCGGATAGGTTTGTGGTTATTGGCCGTGGAAATCACGAAACAAGCGTTACGAAAAGACACGAAATTGACCTTACCGAACGGCTTTGCGCCGGGCTTAGCGCCGCTGGACCGTGCCCGGTCTACAGCGGCGGCTACGGCGGTTGGGTTCTATTTCGCCTGGTAAGTGCCAAGGGCGGATCGTTTTCGTTCAAAGTCCGATATTTTCACGGTTCGGGCGGTGGCGCTGTAATGACCCATGGCGTCTTAGATACCCGCCGGCAAGCCAGTTTTTACCCCGATGCCGAAATGGTCATTACGGGCCATTCCCATCATCATTGGATAGTGCCAATTGCCAGGGAACGCCTACGGCAGTTTAACGGGCAAGTTGCCGTAACCATAGACGAGCAATTGCATTGCAGGTTGGGTACTTACAAAGATGAATACGGCGATGCCTTTGGGGGCTGGAGCGTGGAAAAGGGAATGCCGCCAAAGGGCTTGGGCGCCGTGTATATGCGGTTGCATATTGCGGGCAAGCAAAGCGAATACAGGCTTGCGGCTGAGGTGATTCGTGCGACGTGAGGCCAGACTCACTATCAACTCAAGGAGGTGGAGAATCAAGCTCGTCCGCGCCAAAGATTTGCCAAAGGACTGGCTAGGCGACTGCGACCACCCGCCAGGGCCGCATCCAACCATCCGTGTCCGAAGGAACCTGCCTCAGCAGCGGCTTGCATCGGTCATCGCTCACGAGGTCCTGCATGCGGCGGTGCCTTCGCTGGATGAGGCGACAGTACAGGCCGCCAGCGACGCAATCGGAAGGGCTATGTTTCTGCTACAGTTTCGCAGAATCAAACCGTCCAAGGAGGACACATGCCGACGCCAGCGAAAGGCAAGCGATTCGTAAAGGTGGTGCGGAACCAGGCGACTGGCCGAACCCGCAAGGTTTCATACGGTCAGGCCGGCAAGGCCAAGGGCGGAGGCGACCGCATCAAGCCAGGTACCGCGAAGGGGGACGCATACTGCGCCCGTAGCTTTGCGCAGTTGAAAGCGCATCCCAAAGCAGCCAAGAACCCAAACAGCCCGCTGCGGCTCTCGCGTGCGAAGTGGAAGTGCAGCGGAAAGACGAGCAGGGGCTAATGGGTAGGCACGCCAACCTCCCATTTCACCTTTATGTGAATGTCTCCAACAAGGCACTGGGTCCAGAAATGCCCAAGGGGCACACGCGAGGAATTTGGCATGCTGTCTACTGCCGACCTGGACAGGGACTCATGGCTGAATGTCTGCTTGAAAGCGGCGCGCATTGGTGCGGAATTCCCATGCATATGCTGTTCACCACAGATGAGGTTGCGAATCCGGTTCATGCCACCGAACCTTGGGGTGCGATGGGTGAACACATTGAAACATTCCATGCCCACTATCTCGAAGGGATGCCCGTAGTTACACTACACGAGCAGGCAAAGGGTCGGCATACGGGCATCATCATCGACTGGGCAGATGGGTTCAGCAGGTATCCGCAGGAACACAAACCCCTGAATCTCATAAACCTTGATTCTGGACAGTTTGCGTTACTGCCGAACAACTACCTGCTAATGGCTGACAATCACTTCACTCGTGCAGATACAAAGCAGAACCTAAAGTTCTACAAGCGAAACGAAACCGTTTACTGGGAGCAATGATGGCAAAGAAGTCAAAGAACAGCCTGGTCGGAAACATCAACCGCAGGCGCAAGGCCGGCACCAGCCGACCAAAGTCCAAGTCAACCGTATCCAAGGCCGCCTATGCACAACTCCGAAAGGGATGGAAGTAATGCCATTCAAGTCCAAGGCCCAGCAAAAGTTCATGTACGCGCAGCACCCAAAGATCGCAGCGCGCTGGGCCAAGAAAACCAAGAGCTTCAAGAGCCTGCCAGCACGCGCAAAGAAGCGAAAGTAATCGCTCTCAACGAGCGCGGTTTCCGCATTGGCGCAACTCACCACAATGCCACGATCCCGGAAGAAACTATCCAGCAGCTCAGATACCTCCACGAAGAAGAGGGAATCGGATATCGACGCCTCTCAAGAATGTTCAATATCAGGCGCGATACAGTTGTCAAAATCTGCCGATACGAGCGACGGGGACAAGTTCCCCACGCCTGGAAGCGGGTCAAAGAGAGTGGGAAGGCCAACGGGCAAGATGCCCGTGCCGCAGATTGAGGCTGAATCGCTCATCAGGTGGATATCTGAAGGCCGGCCCCTGCGCGAGTGGTGCAGGATCGAAGGAAACCCGGAATGGCGCACCATCTACGATTGGATGGATAAGGACGCGGATTTTTCCGCACGCATCGCCCGCGCACGCGAGGACGGCTACGACGTGATTGCGGACGAATGCCAGCGTCTAGCCGACCTTGAGCCAATGGATCAGGTACAGGTCCAATGGAGGCGACTACAAATTGAGACACGCCTCAAGCTGCTTGCCAAGTGGAATCCGAAGAAGTACGGCGATAGAGCGCAGTTGGACCACGGCGGCGGAATCGTTCTGAACGTCGTGACCAATGTCCCACGCGACTAAACTCAACGTCGAGTTCCCATACGCGCCCAGACCGTGGCAAAAGGATTGCCACAGGACCAAGGCCAGGTTCAAGGTGCTGGCTCTGCATCGCCGTGCCGGCAAGACGGAATTGGCACTGATGGAACTGTTGGACCACGCTGTCAAGTGCAAGCTGGACCTGGGGTTCTATGTGTATTTGGCCCCGTTCCTCAAGCAGGCGAAAGCCATCGCGTGGGCTAGGTTGAAGCAGAAGCTTGATCCGTTCATGCGGGCTGGCGCTATTGACGTGAACGAGGCTGACTTGGCGGTGACATTCAAGCACAACAAGGCCACGATCCGCCTCTTCGGTGGAGACAACCCCGACGCCTTGCGTGGCGTTCGCCTGGATGGCGTGGTCATTGACGAGGTTGCCAACATCAGGCCAGAGGTTTGGAACGACATCATCCAGCCGGCGCTGTCAGACCGTAAGGGCTGGGCGTTGTTCATCGGCACGCCTGCGGGGATCAACCTGTTCAGCGAGTTGTTCTACCGGGCCAGCAGCCTGCCTGACTGGTACGCGACGCGCTACACGGTGCATGACACAGACGCGCTAGACCCGGGGGAGGTGTCACGCCTTGAGCGCGATATGCCAGAGACGGCGTTCGCACGAGAGTATTTATGTGATTTCAGCGCGGCAGGAAGCGATCAGCTCATTAGCATGTCGGACGTGGAGTCGGCGTCCAAACTGGTTTACCAAGACGGCGATGTGATTGAATTTCCGCTCGTCGTCGGCGTCGATCCTGCCCGGTTTGGTGATGACCGTAGCGTGATTGTGGTTCGCCAGGGATTACGCATGGAAAAACCGATGATTCACCACGGTGTTGACAACATGCAACTGGCCGGACTGGTGGCGCAGGTCATTGATGACCGCGACCCGGATGCCGTGTTTATCGACGTGGGTGGTGGTGCCGGAGTCATTGACCGTTTGCGGCAGTTGGATTACTACATCGTGGAGGTGCCATTCGGTGGCAAGGCCAACCAGCCGAACCTTTTCGTAAACCGCCGTGCCGAGATGTGGTGGCAGGTCAAGGAGTGGCTCGGCAATGGCGGCAGCATCCCCAATGACACGGCACTGAAGGCGGAACTGTCCACGCCAACCTATTGGTTTGACGCCGTTGGCAAACGATGCCTGGAGTCAAAGGACGAAATCAAGAAGCGGTTGCAGGGCGGCGGCAGCCCAGACATCGCAGATGCGCTGGCCCTGACGTTCGCGTACCCGGTGGCAAAGCAGTTGCCGCGAGAGGTGCGCGAGAAGATCGACACCAGTCCCAAGGATTACGATCCATACGAGTCAATGTAGGTGCCCGTAATGACTGAAAAAATCAATACCGTTCGCCGCAGGTTTCTATGATTCGTGATGCAACAGAAGCGGACCATGATGCCATTGTGGTTATGTATCGCCAATTCATGGCGTTCACACCCTACGCGGACGTGCTAACGGCTACCGATGAAGAGATCAGCGCCACAATCCGGCACTTCATCGCGCACGCCAAGGTGTTCGTCGCAGACACCGACTGCACAATCTCCGGCCTGTTGGTCGCCGTGCTGTCGCCAGCCTGGTACGCCCCAAGGCACACAATTGCAACGGAACTGGCATGGTGGGTGGCACCGGAACACCGCAAAGGAACGGCAGCAATCAGGCTCATTCAAGCATTTGAGCAATGGGCGAAAGACAGTGGAGCCAGCATGATTAGCATGACAAATCTGCAAATCAATGATGGCGGTTCGGTTGAAAAAATGTTGCGCCGAATGGGCTACGCAATGACGGAACAGGCACACACGAAAGGACTTATCTAATGGCAATCGGAACGACAGCAGCAATCGTCGGCGCATTGGCCGCGTCCGCAGCAGCAGCGGCGGCAGGAACCGGCTACGCCATTTATGCTGGCGAGCAGGGCAAGAAGGCGCAGAAGGAAGCCATGAATCGGCAAAGCGCGATGCAGGCTCAGGCTACGCAGCAGGCGCAGCAACAGGCAACGGCATCGCAAGCTGCCATTCGTCGCAGCCAGCAGCAATCACCAGATGTTGCAAGCATCATGGCTGCGGCGCAGGAAACTGGCACTGGCGGTCCTGCCTCCACAATGCTGACTGGTCCTGCTGGCATTGATCCGTCACAGTTGACCCTTGGCCGAAACACGCTTCTCGGAGGTTGATATTGAGCGAATACCCAGGCAATAACAGGTCGTACAACAACGCGCCACAGCGCGACAGGCTGTTTACGCGCTGGGGTCAACTCAAGTCAGAACGTGCTTCGTGGTTCGCGCATTGGCAGGAAATCACGTCATACCTCCTGCCACGAAACGGTCGCTACTTCCGCCAGGATCGCGATAAGGGATGGCGACGACACAACAACATCTACGATAACACCGGAACCCGTGCGCTCCGAACACTCGGTGCCGGCATGATGGCTGGTGCCACGTCTCCGGCGCGGCAATGGTTCAGGCTCGCAACGCCGGATCCTGAACTGAACTCATACCAGCCCGTCAAGATGTGGCTAGATGATGTGACCAAGCGAATGCAGTTGGTGTTCCAGAAGTCGAACACATACCGCAGTCTGCACATGATGTACGAGGAGTTGGGCGCATTCGGAACCGCCGCCAGCATCGTGCTTCCAGACTTCAACAACGTCATCCACCATTACCCTCTGACCTGTGGCGAATACTGCATTTCAACAGATGCGCAGGGCCGAGTCTGCACGCTCTACCGAGAGTTTGAGATGACGGTCAGTCAGATGGTCAAGGAATTTGGTTACGACAACTGTTCTACTAGCGTGCAGAACATGTACGACACGGGCACGCTTGATACGTGGGTTCCCGTGATCCACGCTATTGAGCCGCGCATGGACCGGGACATGACCAAGCGCGATAGCAAGAACATGCCGTTCGGATCGTGGTACTTTGAGGTCGGAGGCGAGGATGGCGTGTTCCTGCGTGAGAGCGGGTTCACGTACTTCCCTGCGCTTGTGCCGCGTTGGGCTACCGCCGGCGGCGACATCTACGGAAACAGCCCTGGCATGGAGGCTCTTGGAGATGTCAAGCAGCTCCAGCACGAGCAACTTCGCAAGGCGCAGGCCATCGACTACCAGACGAAGCCGCCGCTTCAGGTTCCGACGAGCATGAAGAACCGGGATGTGGAAACGCTGCCGGGTGGCATCTCGTTCGTGGATGGCGCCAGCATGGGCATCAAGACCGCGTTTGAGGTGAACCTCAACCTGAACTACCTGCTGGCCGATATCCAAGATGTGCGCGAGCGCGTCCGTGGATCGTTCTACGCAGATCTGTTCCTCATGCTCGCAAATGCACCTTACACCCGCATGACCGCAACCGAGGTCGCCGAGCGACATGAGGAAAAACTCCTGATGCTGGGGCCAGTCCTTGAGCGTTTGCATAATGAACTGCTGGACCCGCTGGTTGAAATTACCTTCACTCAAATGATCCAGTCTGGAGCGGTTCCACCACCTCCGGAAGAGTTGCAGGGCATGGACCTGAACGTGGAGTTCGTTTCGATGTTGGCCCAAGCACAGCGTGCCATCGGCACCAACGCCGTGGATCGGTTCGTTGGCAACCTTGGCGCAATCGCGCAGATGAAGCCGGACATCCTCGACAAGTTCGACAGCGATCAGTGGGCCGACATTTACGCAGACATGCTTGGCGTTGATCCGTCGCTAATCATTGCAGATAAGGATGTTGCAATGGTTCGCGGTGCCCGCAACCAAGCGATGGCCGCCAAGGAACAGATGGCGGTTATGAATCAGCAGTCGCAGACGGCCAAGAACCTGGCGCAGTCTCCGACGGGACCGGGCCAGCAGAACGGCCTGACCGATGTGATGAACATGTTCTCTGGGTACGGTTCACCATCTGCATTGGAGCTTTGAAATGGCAATGATCAACATGAAACTTGAGAAGAACGGCGAATCCGAAGAACTGTATCCAGAGGATCTCGTCATTGAACTTGGCATTGAGCAACTCAAGAAACTGGGCTTGACGGCAGGAATGCGACTCGGTTCGACCGTTACGATCACTGCACGCGCTTATGTGGCCGAAACCAGTACGACGATGGTTGAGGGCGGCATGGAGCCAAGCGTTGAATTGCAGATCACAGATCTTGAGATTGGACAGGCCGGAACAATGGATGCTGCGGCAACCATGCTCTACGGCGGATGACGGTGCCCGTAGGAAATCAGTAACTCCATAAAGTTCCGCCGTGAGCAATTATGATCCGCTTGACCTGCGCAGCCAGGAACGCAGCAAAGCAGAACGCGAACTGCGCGAACGGCTGGCTCGGGAGAATGAAGAAGCGGATATCAAGTGGCTCATGGGCAACAAGCGAGGCCGTCGCATCATTTGGCGGCTTCTGGATCACGCAGGAGTGTTCCGTTCGTCGTTCAACACCAACGCGATGGCAATGTCATTCGCCGAAGGTCACAGGAACTACGGACTTCGCATTCTGTCCATGATCCATTCGCAGTGCCCCGAACTGTATCCAACCATGATGAAGGAGCAGACAGCAGATGAACGAATCAACGATGATGGAAGCCGCAACTCCAACTAACGGCTCCCAGGCATCTTCGGCACCTGAAAGCACTTCTGCGACGGCAGAGGCGCGGTAGGGTGATGGGCAAAAGGCAACTGCGTCGAAGGACTCTCCAGCCGCCGCGCCGGCCACGGAGAACAAGGCTACGGATAACAAGACGGAACCCAAGGCCGAAGCGCCGAAGGCTCCTGAACAGTACGAATTCAAGGCGCCTGAAGGCCGAGAATTCGACTCGGAGGTAGTGAAGAACTTCTCCGAGGTTGCCCGTGAATTGAACCTTACGCAGGATGCCGCGCAGAAGATTCTTGATCGGATGGGGCCAACGCTGGCCAGCCGTCAAGAATCTCAGGTCAAGGCCATTCGTGGCGAGTGGGTTGCATCGGCTAGGTCCGATCAGGAGTTCGGCGGCGACAAGCTTGCCGAGAACCTGTCCACCGCCAAGAAGGCTCTTGACACGTTCGGATCGTCCGAACTTCGCACGCTGCTCAACACGTCTGGTCTGGGCGATCACCCGGAAGTAATCCGGTTCATGTACCGCGCAGGCAAGGCGATCAGTGAGGATCGGATCGTCACCGGAAGCGTCGGACAGGCCAAGAACGGCCCGAAGACATTCGGTGATCTAGCCGATGCTCTGTATCCAACCAACACCTAATTCCACGAAAGGGAATTTACAATGGCAACGCTTACTTCCAACAACCTCACGCTGGCCGATTGGGCCAAGCGCACCGATCCCGAGGGCCGTGTTCCGGTCATCGCGGAACTGCTGTCACAGAGCAATGAGATCCTTGAGGACTGCGTGTTCAAGGAGGGCAACCTGCCCACCGGCGAGCGCGTCGTGATCCGCACTGGTCTGCCCGCCGTCTACTGGCGTGCGCTGAACCAGGGCATTCCGAACAGCCGTTCGACCACCGCACAGGTGGACGAGGCTTGCGGAATCCTTGAGGCTCGCAGCGAGGTCGATAAGGACCTGGCGATGCTGAACGGCAACACCGCTCAGTTCCGTCTGTCCGAAGACGTTGCCTTCCTTGAGGCCATGAATCAGACTCAGGCCACGACCATGTTCTATGGCAACCCCGCCATTGAGCCGAAGTCGTTCCTCGGTCTGGCTGCTCGTTACTCCACCACTCCCGGTGGTTCCGGCATCGGCCAGAACATCATCGAAGGCGGCGGCACCGGCAGCGACAACACCTCGGTGTACCTCGTTATTTGGGGCGACAACACCGTTTACTGCCCGTTCCCGAAGGGTTCGACCGCTGGCCTCATGCACGAGGATCTCGGTGAACAGACCGTGTATGACGGCAACAACCGTCTTCAGGCGTTTGCGACCCGTTACCAGTGGAAGAACGGTTTGGTCGTGAAGGACTGGCGCTACGTCGTTCGCATTGCGAACATCGACGCGAGCGACATGTCCAACGCGAGCGGCACGCAGGCTTCCACGGCGGCTACTCAGCTCATCAAGCTGATGACCCGCGCTCTGTACCGAATCCCGAACATGGCGATGGGCCGTGCAGCTTTCTACATGAACCGCACCGTTCACGGCGGCCTGTCCATCCAGGCGATGGACCGCGCCCAGAACGTGCTGTCCGTGCAGCAGGGTCTGTCGCAGTTCGGTACCCCCTATTCGTGGCTGTCGTTCCTCGGCGTTCCGTGCCGCCGTGTCGATGCCCTCATCAACGCAGAAGCCCGCCTCACCTAATAGGTAAGGCAGAAAGGACACACAATGATTCTTGATCAGAAC